CTGCCACTCAACGCCAGAGCAAGATGGGACGTGGAGCTGCGCGAGGGGCCACAAGATGGAGCCGTGCGAAGAGCATTTGTACATCCCAATGATGATGCCCAAGGATCTTGAGATGACCGACGCAGCGGATGACTGGGTTGAATATACGGACTTGGATAGTGGTGAGATTTTCCGCAACAATGGAAACAGCCACGAAATATTTAAGATGAGGATGCAAGATGGGGATGCGTGAAGAGTTGCTTCGAGATGCCGTAGAAGAGTTTATCGCCAGACTGCCTGATGAAATCACTAAGCCTGAAGCTGCTTGGATCATATTCAACATCGTTGGGTCACGCGACCTAATTGAAGAGTGGGGGTCGATTAGTCGGCTGACCACTGCGAACATTGCAGAGTATTTTTTGCATCAGGCGTTTGGCTCAGAGTTAGAAGCTGCAATGCAGACTGAAGAGTTTCTGCAAAAGATAATGAAGGAGCATAAATCAAAATGACCTTTGAACTGAGAGATTACCAGAAAGATGCAATCGATGGATTGTACAGCTACTGGTCGAACAAGATGGGTGACAACCCACTGATCGTCGCGCCCACTGGGGCTGGTAAGACAGCCATCATTGCGCAGATGATAAAGGATGCCATGAGCTTTCCCAACACTAGGGTGCTGGTTCTGGCGCACGTTAAGGAGCTGTTGGAGCAAGGTGCGTCAGGTTTAAAGAAGCTTTACCCAGAGGCTGACATTGGCTTTTTCAGTGCGTCTTTGAAAGAAAAGGATCTGACCAAGCCAATTACGTTTGGTGGCATTCAGAGCATTTACAGGCAAGCGTTTAACATGGTTCCAGCGCCAGACTTGGTGATCATCGACGAGGCACACATGCTGCCACCTAGCACGACCACACGCTATGGTCGGTTTATCGATGACCTGAAGCAGTGCAACCCAGACGTTAAGATCGTTGGCCTGACAGCTACGCCCTATCGACTGGGGTCTGGGTATCTGCACAAGGGTAAGGGTGCGATCTTTGATGGCATTGCCTACGACATTCCTGTTACGATGCTGATGGATCAGGGGTATCTGTCGCCTGTCATCAGTAAGGGTGGCTTGCAGCAGATCGACCTGACCAACGTGAAGAAGCGAGGTGGTGAGTTTGTCGAAAGCGATTTGGCTGTTGCTGCATCTGATCCTGAGTTGGTGCGTAAGACTGTTGAAGAAATTGTTGAGCTTGGAGCCGACCGTAAAAGCTGGTTGATTTTTGCCAGTGGCGTTGACCATGCGCATATGTTGGAGCATGAGTTTTTCGATCACATGATTTATGCTGAAGTTTTGACTGGTGAAGACAACCAGAAGGATCGCGCAGCAAAGATCGAAAGATTTAAGAACGGTGACACACGTTGCCTGATTAACGTGAACGTGCTGACGACAGGGTTTGATGCGCCTAACGTGGATCTGATTGGTTTGGTTAGAGCGACAGCATCCACTGGCCTCTACGTCCAAATCATTGGCCGTGGGACACGTCTGTTCGAAGGTAAGGAAAACTGTCTAGTTTTGGACTACGGCCAGAACGTCGAGCGCCACGGATTTATCGATCAGGTGAAGCCATCGAAGAGCGGTGGGGGTGGTGACGATGAAGCACCAGTTAAGCAATGCCCAAGCTGCCAGACGTATCTGGCGATTGCTGTGTCGCTGTGTCCAGCCTGTGGGCATGAGTTCCCACCACCCACGCTGAACCACTCAAGCGAAAGTTACGATGGCGCGATGATCTCGACACAGGCGCAGATGCCAGAGTGGTTTAAGGTTACGGATGTCACCTATCGCCGCTGGCGCAAGGCTGGCAAGCCCGACAGCATCCGCGTGGATTACAGCTATGGGTTTTTCAAGACTGTGTCAGAGTGGCTGTGTCCAGAGCATGGTGGATACGCCACGACGAAGTACATGCAGCGCAAGGTGCAGCTTGGCGCGACGGCCAATACAACAGACGACGCGATGGAAGAGTGCCAGTTTTGGCACACGCCCACACGCATACAGGTAGCCCCAGATGGGAAGTTCGACAGAATTGTGAGGTATGATTATGAGGAACCCGAAGAGGAAGAGGACAACGTCATCGACCTACTTGATTACAAAAACGCAACCATCTGAGCATGACGAACAAGTTGGCTTTGTTAATTGGTTTCGTGCGAAGTATCCCAAGGTTTTGATCTTTGCCATTCCGAATGGGGGCAAGAGATCCGTGGGAGCTGGTCGAAAGCTGAAGGCTGAAGGCGTTGTTGCTGGCATTCCTGATCTGTTTATCCCAGCGTGGGATATCTGGGTTGAGATGAAGCGCAGCAAATCTGGGCGACTTTCCCCCGATCAAAAGAAGATCATCGAATACCTAGAGAACGAGGGATACAAGGTGATCGTGGGTAAGGGTGCGAAAGATGCTTCGCGCCAGATTGTAGAGGCAAAAGAAAACTGGGGAAGCAAGGATGAATAATCTTTCAGTGCGCCCGATCACACGCCGATCTGCTTTGCCGTTTATTGTTGACCGACATTACATGCGAAGAGTGCCACCAATCAGCATGGCATTTGGATTGTTCGATGGTGAAAAGATGATTGGCATCATCACCTATGGCGTGAGTGGGTCTACAACTTTACGACGCGGTGTTTGTGGCGATGAGTTTGCCGACAATGTTTATGAGCTTACACGGCTTTGGACAGAGGATGACGCACCCAAAAACGCAGCAAGCTTTTTGATCAGTGGGTCACTGAAAATGGTTGATAAAGAGATCATTGTGACGTTTGCTGAGATCGAAGCTGGCCACGTTGGGACGGTATATCAAGCAGCGAACTTTCTTTACTGTGGCCTATCTTCGAAGTTCAAAGATCCAAAGGTCAAAGGCTTGGAGCATCAGCATCACACAACTTATGCACATGGCATGAACATGCAGCAGATCCGCGATAAGTATGGCGCAGAGAACGTCTACTATGTCGATAGGCCACGCAAGCACAGATATGTTTACTTCAACGCCAAGAAGAAAAGGCGCAAAGATTTAATCAAGGCACTAAAGTACAAGGTGCTGCCATACCCAAAAAAAGGAGAAGACGATGGAATGGCCATACCACTGGAGCGTCAGGGATGACGGCTTATACATTTACGAGAACGGCCAACGGATAGCGAAGATCCCAACCACACACTTCGCACATTTGGTAGCAGAGCTTGCGGAACATGTCCGTTGGCAAGAAACAAGAAAGAGAGAAAATGGAAGTCTGGACGGCACTAATAATTAGCTACGCGATACAGGGAATGGGCTACGAGTCCGTCGTGTGGTTTGAAACAAGCAAGCATTGCGAACAGGCGCTTCGATCAGGATTGCATGATGTCATCTATGATCACTACGAAGATACAGCGATGGGATGCCATAAAACTGAATCACTGTCTAAATCAATCAAACCAAAACTGAGGCCCAACAATGGAGAACAAAACTCATAATCAGAAAGAGCTAACCATGTTTCAGGCGACCCACGTCAAGTGGCTGAAGCAACAGGTGCGAAACCTTCAGGATGAAAAGCGCGGTTTAAATCCGCGACATGGCATTGACCAAGAAATATTCGCTGCTGACATGGAGCTAACCGACTACCAGAAACAGCTTCGAGAAAACGGATACAAGGTGTAACTATCTGTTTTTGCACGATATAAAAAAAGTTTTCTTTCTGCCCTTGTAAATTCTTTTGGGCTTCCCATATGTATTGTGTAAGGGAAGAAACTTTAAGAAAGGTAGAAAGAAAATGAAGATCGCAACATTCACAGACGGCACAACAAAGACAACACGCAGCCCAAGCGCGACAGTCGCATGGCGCATTGTTCGCAAGTCTGACGGCAAGGTATTGAAAGTCAGCCAGTCAAAGTCACTTGAGAACGCGCAAAAAAGTTCAGTCATGGCGATTGATGATTGCTCTGCATTAGACACTGATGATTTGCGCATTGACTACGCTGTGTCGCGCAACTGGAATGGCCGTCAAACAATGAAGCAAGTTCGCGAGGCCAAAGAAGAAAACACTCGCCGCCGCGCAATTCGTGCCACGCTAGTTGATATCGAAATCGTAGAATACCAATAACCACTGGGGGCTTCGGCCCCCACCCACCAGAGAAAGGAAGAAAGATATGAGAAGCCACAGCCAAACACTTACACTAGAGCATCGCGGATGCGAGTTCGAGATCCGCATCGACTACGATTATGCAAAGGGTGGATCTAACAGCCACGGTTCAGACGAGCCAGCATGGGAAGAGGCCACCTTCGACGTGGGTGACTTCTACAGCGAAGAGAAACGCACCAAAGGCAACCCGCTGTCTGAGCGCCTTCAGAAAGAAATCTTGTCCAAGGAGAACGAGTATCAGCTTGGCGAATTTTTGTTGTTCTATCATGTGGGGTAACACGCTGCTCGAATACATACTGGCGATGCATG